AGCCATATTTCATTCAACAATCCACAAAAGATTAGTGTTTGTAGATTAAAAGGAACAACAACATACATTTTCAATTGGAAGGAAATTCACTATCACATTATACGAAAAGGAAAAGATGGGAGAAGTGAGAATGATTTGATGATGATTTGGCTACCAGGAATGAACATGGTTAAGGACATATCACATTTGTTTTTCCATCGAGATGACATAATCGAATATGCATCAGGAGCAGCAAGAGTAGACAGAATTACAGGATTGAAAGATGCTACCTATGTATTAGTAGAAACAATTGGACCATGCAAAAGAATTGGAGGAAAAGTTGATTGTTTAGGAGAAGAAGTTAGATTGAAAGATATCTACTATTTAACCTGCAAAAAGCTAACAAAAACAGGAATTTGCGGAAAAGCATATGTTTTTTTTAATACTAAAATGCAACGCAAAGTAGGTTTAATTCACGTAGCTGGAAAAGACAACTACGCATTAGCAGGTAGATTAGATAGAGAAGATATTGAAGAAGCAAAAGCTTCATTGGAAGGTTTGATTGATGGATTTCAATTACAGTGTTCAATGATGGAGATTGATTTGGAATGCCCATTGGCAGAAGGATCAGGATTGGAAATCACGGAAAAATGTGATGTCTACATGGGCATGGAACAAATTGGAGAATTGAATCATAAATTTGCTTGGCCAACAAAAACACAATTGGTGGCGACAGGATTAGCAACAGAAACGCCAGTTTTGTTGGAAGGCAAATTGGTAAATAAACCACCACCCTTTCCAGTAGAAGTAGCACCGGCAGTGTTATATACTAGAAATGGCAAGGATCCCGTACCTATTTCATTACAAGGTTTTGAAGATCATAAACTTATGTACGGGGCACACATTAAAGAACAAGATTACAAAGGAATTTTAACAACAGAATTACAATATTGTGAATCTAGAGTTTTGTCAGTATTAGAAGCACTTTTAGGGCTTAGAAATCATCCCAATGGACATTCAATAGCAAGAAACAAATCAATGGGGTTTTATTGGCAAAAATTTGGACAAAAGAAGGAAGAATATATTAAATATTCTAGCAAGGAATTTGTGCAAACTAGCAAATTTAGTAAAGTTTCACGAAAGGAGGAATTTGTTTGCTTGGGACAGGATACATGGTTACATAAAGATGTACTGTTTTTAGTGAAGAAATGGTTTAAGAAAGTACAATCAGGCAAAATTCCAGCGAATTGGGTTTTGTACTGTTTAAAAGATGAAACTAGACCTTTGGATAGAGTAGAAGCAGTCAAAACAAGAGCGTTTTTTATGGGCAATTTAGTGTTGCTCATAGTTAGTAAAATGATATTTGGAGAATTCGTGGCTGAAATGGAAGCAAATTGGCAATTTTCAGACAGTGCCGTAGGTGTAAATCCTTATTCATCAGATTGGAAGGTAATTTACGAGTACATGTCAAAGTTTGGACAAGAAGTACATGACGATGACACCCAGAAGTGGGATCAACATTATCCATTTTTGGAATTTGTTAATAGTTTTCCAAACGCCTATTGTAATTACTTTAATTTAAAAGGAAAGAAAGTTGTAGTAGATTTGATCGATGAGCAATTAGAAATGAAACATGATGTTCTCATTTACGCAGCAACAGTAGCAACATTTGTTTGCTGCATAGTAATTGGAAATAAAGTGTACTTCATGATTTTCATGCCATCGGGTGTGGACATGACGTGTG